ACCTATAAATACCCATATAAAGGTTTCCGACGGTTCAGTCAACCGCCGATTAATTATGCAGGAGCAAAGAACATGAACGACTTACTAGCAGAAATGGCCTCCGACTCTGAGGCAACCCCCGACAAAATTGACCAGCTACAAGAAGGCAAACTTGACGCCGTGTCGCGTCTGGCTAACGAAGCCGCAGCCCTTGAGCACAAGCTGGCCGATGCCGAGAAGCTTATGAAGGAAACTAAATCCGCTCTCCATAAGATAACGGACGAGCACTTGCCCGAGGCATTGGAAGCCATGGGCCTTCAGAAGTTTACCTTGACTGACGGATCTGAAATTGCCGTCAAACCCATTTACGCAGCAAGCATTCCACGCGACCGCAAGGACGAAGCATTCCAGTGGTTGCGTGACCATGACTTTGGCGACCTCGTGAAGAATAACGTAACGGTTACCTTCGGTCGCGGCGAAGACGAAACGGCCAAAGAGTTTGTAGGACTTTGCGGCGCACAAGGATTCGTTCCCAGCCAACTGGAAAAGGTCGAACCAATGACCTTGAAAGCGTGGCTTCGGGAACGGGTAGAAGCGGGCGACCCCGTCCCGCTTGATCTATTCGGGGCTTTTATCTCACAACGAGCAACTATCAAGAGGAGCAAATAACGATGGCAACAGCAGTAGCTAAAAAGAAAACCGCCGAAGTAGCGGTTATGGACGAGAACATGTTTGCCGCTGACGCAGGCATTGGCGTAAACGACCTTAGTTCTGAAGATCTCGCGATACCTTTCCTCAAGGTGTTGCAGAAGATGTCCGACGAACTGGACGACCTTGATGACGCCAAGGCCGGTGACATTTACAACACCGTCACCAAAGAGGTTGTTAAGGGAAAAGACGGCGTTCGTTTGATTAACTGCGCCTACAACCTTCAGTACATTGAATGGGAGCCGCGTGGCACCGGTACTGGCGCACCTCATGCCATTTATGGCGCGGGGGATGAAATCCCGGCAACGGAACGCGGAGACGACAACAAGGACTATGTCGCTGGAGGGAGCGGTCGTTATCTTGAGCGCACTGCCCAGCATTACGTCCTTGTCGTTGACGAAGACGGCATGACCCAACAGGCGCTTCTGCCTATGAAGTCTACGCAGTTCAAGAAGAGTAAACAGTGGAACAGCGCAATGCGTTCGCTGAAGATGAAGGACAGCAACGGCGGCCTGTTTACCCCGCCTCGTTTTTCTCACATTTGGAAACTGGAGACCGTTTCCGAAGAGAACAAGAATGGATCGTGGCACGGTTGGCAGATCAGCAAGGACGACGTGGTCAAAGACCCGAACGTCTACGCAGAAGCCAAGTTGTTCGCCGAGTCGATCCAAGCGGGACAGGTCAACGTGAAACATGTCAGGGAGGAAGACAAACCCTCCTCTGACGAAGACCTGCCCTTCTAGGTATAACGGGGGGAGGCTCGCCTTCCCCCGATTTACAGCAATGAAAAAAGAAATAGAACGATTTGCACGGTTATTCCGTGGTTTGAACCGGGCCTACGGGGCCTTGGATCTGACTACGAAGGACGCTCGTGGGAAGCAGAAGGGCAAATACAAATTTGTCCACGAACCACGGACCAGTGTCACATATGAAAATCACCTGAAGGGTGAGACCAGCATTGGCGTTGTCCCTATAAACGAGGACAATTTATGCCTGTGGGGAGCCATCGATATCGACCAGTATCCCCTGGATCATTCCAAGATACTGGCGAAGCTAAAAGAAATTGAACTTCCTCTTGTCGTTTGTCGGAGCAAATCCGGGGGAGCGCATCTTTACCTGTTCCTGACCGAGCGGGTAGAGGCAGAAAAAGTACAGGTCAAACTAAAAGAGGTCGCTGCCGAGATAGGATTTGGTGGATGCGAGATATTTCCGAAACAGATCAAGCTGGTTTTAGAGCGGGGCGACAACGGAAACTTCCTCAACCTGCCGTACTTCGATCACGAAGGGGGTCTTCGCTACGCCTTCAAAAAGGATGGTAGTGCTGCAACATTGGAAGAGTTCCTGGACCTGGCCGAAGGGTCCGCTATAAACGAAAAGGCGTTGGACGATCTCCTGTCCAAGTCTGCCCCCGACGTTGATCCGAAACTCAAGGACGGACCCCCCTGCCTACAGGCTTTGCTGCGTCAGGGTTTTCCGGAAGGCACTCGAAACAACGGTCTGTTTAACCTAGGCGTCTATTTGAGGAAGGCTTACCCCGACGACTGGGAAACCAAAATTCTCGAATATAACCAGAACATCATGGACCCGCCGCTAGACCTCAAAGAGGTTAACATTGTCGCGGACCAGATAAAAAAGAAGGACTACCAGTACAAGTGCGCGGACCAGCCTATCTGCAACTTTTGCAACAAAGACCTGTGTCGTAGCCGAAAGCACGGCGTGGGCGGCGGAGCAAACACTCCAACCGTAGCCAACCTGCGTAAATATGACAGTGAGCCGCCGCTGTGGTTCCTCGACGTTAACGGCAGTCCTGTTGAACTGGACACCGAGGGCCTTCAGAAACAGCCCCGGTTCCAGATACTGTGTATGGAACAGATAAACTTCATGCCCCGGACCATTACCCGCCAAGCTTGGGAGGCTCAGATGAACAGTCTTCTGGGGCAGATGGTCGATACAGAAGGGGCGGTGATCTCTACCTCTGAGGACACCAGCCTTCGCGGTCAGTTCTACGACATGCTGGAAGAGTTCTCCACGCACATGCAGTCCGCTATGGACAAAGAAGAGATCCTTCTCCGCCGCCCATGGACCGACGAAGAAGAGGGCAGAACATATTTCAGGTTGAAGGACTTCGAGGCTTTCTTGAAGCGAAACAAGTTCTTTGAATACCGGTCCAATAAAATAGCGCAGCGCCTTAGAGACATCGACGGCAGATCTGAGCAGTTCCGAATCAAAGGACGAACCGTCCGGTGCTGGTCTATCCCGGTCTTTGCAAAAATAGAGGAGGCTTTCGAGTCTCGATTTGATGATGAAGAGGACATTCCGTTTTGACAAACGAACGAACGAATTGGAGCAAGCTTCTCCGGGAACTGAGGGACGAGAGGGGCTTTACGCAAAAGGAGCTTGCGTACAAGTCCAACATGCCGCAGCGCACGATAGCGGAATATGAAAACGTGGGAGCCGCACGACAGCTATCTATCTACAAGGTAGAGCAGATACTGGACGCTCTTGGGTACGAGGTAGATGTGTTTTTGAAAGTGAAAGATGTTTAGGTACTTCGGGCCTCCGGGCACCGGGAAAACAACCACGCTGCTGAATCAAGTAGACGCTCTTCTTTCAAAAGGGATGTCCCCCAACGACATAGGGTATTTTGCTTTCACACGAAAAGCGGCCCACGAAGCACGGGACAGGGCGGTAGCGCGTTTTAACCTGGACCCGGAAAAGGACTTTTCATATTTCAGGACGTTGCACAGTCTGGCTTTCCAGTGCCTTGGAATGTCCGCAGCGGACGTGCTTGGAGACAAAGGTCTGAGAGGGTTCAGCAAGGAGACCGGAGTTGACCTGTCGTCAAACGGGGCCGAGCACATAGCGGATGACGGGTTCACCGTTATGAAATCCAACAACCCCATTATGCGGGCTTTTGACCTAGCCAGAAACTCGTTACGTGGGATCCAATATGCCTACAACGTTACAGAGCTAACCATCCCCTACTATGAGTTTGAGCATCTATACAAAGAGTACGAACGCTTCAAGATGTTCCACGGACTTAAAGATTTCACCGACATGATGGTCGAGTTGTCCGAGAAACCGGGCAACCTTCCTGTGCTCAATACGATATTCCTTGACGAAGCACAGGACCTGACCCCGTTGCAATGGCGTGTGGCCCACAGTTTAAATGAGCGGTGCGAACGGATGTTCGTTGCTGGCGACGATGACCAAGGCATATACCGCTGGGCCGGTGCCGACATAGGGCACTTTGTTTCCTTGGAAGGTGGGTCCGAGGTCCTCTCCCAATCCTATCGCATACCCAGAAGCGTTCACCGTATTGCGGACTCCGTAGTCCAGCGCATCCAGAGCCGACAGAAAAAGGTTTGGGATCCCCGGCGCGAAGAAGGGAGCGTCGAGAGAACCTACGACGCTAGCACGGTCTCATTTGGGGACGAAGAATGGCTCGTTCTCGCGCAGGCAAACTACATGCTGGATGAACTGGCTGACAGGTTGACCTCCAGCGGCCATTACTTCGAGCGCAAGGGCTCCCCGTCGCTCAAGAAAAATGTGCGGAACGCCATCAGTTCCTGGAACCACATGCAGCAAAGTCCGGGGCACGAGATATCCCTGAAAGAGGCTGTAAACATCTACGACCACATCTCCAGCGGGGCAGGTCGTCTGAAGCGCGGTGCCAAGAAGATGCTATCCGGTGCTGACGAGCAGGATCTGTTTACGATATCCGTCCTGCGCCAGCATTTTGGTTTGGAGACTGCTGACGACACATGGGACGAGGCGCTGGACAGAATCGGAGACGAAGACCGGGCCTACGCCTCCGCCCTGCTTAACCGTGGCGTTAACATCTTCGAGAAGCCCAAGATCAAACTGTCCACGATCCACGGTGCAAAAGGCGGCGAGGCGGACAACGTCCTGCTGTTCACGGACCTTTCCGGCAAGGCTCTCAAGGAGATGGAGAAGAACCCGGACGACGCTCACCGCGTTCTGTACGTCGGAATAACGCGCACCAAACAGAACCTCGTGCTCAAGATGCCCGAAGACTCCCAAAGAGGCTGGGCAATATGAGAGTTATTATTGAGAGCCCCTATAGCGGTGGGCATCCCGACAACATCAAATACGCCCGACGCTGCCTGTGGGATTCCATCCTGCGTGATGAATCACCCTTCGCGTCTCACCTACTGTACACCCAAGTTCTAGACGACAAGATATCTGAGCAGCGACAGAAAGGTATGAAGCTCGCCCTCGCATGGTACGAAGTAGCAGAACTCTGCGCCGTTTACATGGACCGTGGGATGACGGAGGGCATGGAGAGCGGAATCAAACACGCAAAGTCACTTGGAATACCTATTGAAGAAAGGATGTTGAACGATGGCGATACCAGCAAACCAAGTCTTGGAGACAGCTTTAAAACTGATTGGGGGTGACCGTGCCGCTGATTATGGTTCGATGTGGGAGAACCACGAGAACATAGCCCGACTATGGAACGGCTACCTTTATAACAAAGAAGGTGATCTGACTGCCGAAGATGTAGCCAATCTGATGGAGTTGATGAAAATCGCCCGGCGAAAGTCGGGGACGCTGAAGAAGGATAACTACATTGACGGCGCAGGTTATGCAGCGGTGGCCTTTGAATGCGCCCAGGAACAACAGGACCAAGGTACTGTGTCTGACCAACTGTCCCTCAAACTGTTAGCGAAGAAGTACCATGAAAAAGAATCTTAAAAAGCCGAAGTGGGGCGTGAAAACCGAATGGGTGCCCATTGAGCAGCTACCGCCAACACCCGAAGGCATCACGGAAATTGCGATTGACTTGGAGACCAAAGACCCACGGCTCAAGTCCCACGGTCCAGGTTGGGCTACCGGACACGGAGATGTCGTCGGGTTTGCCGTCGCATACGAAGGTTTTAACGCCTACCTGCCCATTGCCCATGAAGGTGGGGGCAACCTCGACCGGGGCATCGTCATGCGCTGGTTCCAGAAGGAGATAGCGAACCACCCGTCGGACAAGATCTTCTTCAATGCAGCCTACGACGTAGGTTGGATGAAGCGCCTTGGTATTGACCTCAAGGGTAAGTGGATCGACGCCATGCTGGCAGCGCCCCTTCTCAACGAGAACCGGTTCAGCTACTCGCTCAATGCCGTTTCCTACGATTACATGGGGCTGATGAAGTCGGAAGCCGCACTCAGAGAAGCGGCCCAAGAGTTTGGCGTGGACCCCAAGGGTGAGCTATACAAACTGCCCGCCTGCTTTGTCGGAGAGTATGCCGAGGCCGATGCCCAGCTTACGCTCGACCTGTGGCAGGTGTTCAAGATGGAACTAACCAAGGAAGACCTCTGGCAGGTCTTTGACATGGAGACCTCTGTACTGCCGCTTTGCATAGAAATGACGTGGAAGGGTGTGCGGGTTGACCTTGATTCCGCCGAGCGCCTCAAGCAAGACCTCCTCAAGATCGTTAAGGGCATCCGGTCTGATGTTAAGAAGGAGACGGGGCTCTCTTTCGAGCTATGGGCCGCTGCCAGCATAGCCAAGGTCTTTGACCATCTGAACATAACCTATGGACGCACCAAGACGGGATTGCCCAGCTTCACCAAGAACTTCCTGTCCCAGCACGAGCATCCCATTGCCCAGAAGATTGCCGAGGCGCGAGAGTACGACAAGATGGGCAACACTTTCCTGTCCAGCATCTTTCGTTACGCAGAGAAGGACCGCATCCACGGACACATAAACCAGCTTCGATCCGAAGGTGGCGGCACGGTCTCCGGGCGCATCTCCATGTCCAACCCTAACCTCCAGCAGATTCCCGCTCGCAACCCCGAAATGGCTCGAAAGATACGGGGCCTGTTCTTACCGGAGGAAGGAGAGCAGTGGGCTTCGATGGACTTTGACCAGCAGGAACCACGCATCCTCGTCCACTTCTCAAGCCTTGTCGGGAAGCGGGGCCTGACAGGGTCCGACGATTTCGTCCAAGCATACCGAAACGACCCGAAGACCGACTTCCATCAGATGGTGGCCGATATCGCCAACATTCCTCGCAAGCAGGCCAAGACCATCAACCTGGGTATCATGTACGGCATGGGGCAGACACGGCTCGCGGAGCAGTTGGATGTGTCCACGGACCAAGCTAAACGGCTCATGCGCCAGTACCACAACGACGTGCCTTTTGTGAAAGAGCTTATGGACACGGTGACGCGGAGAGTGTCTCACAAAGACAAGGGCGGGTTTGTCCGCTCGCTTCTGGGCCGCAAGTGCCGCTTTGATCTGTGGGAACCAAACCTGTTCTTATCTGCCCGAGCCCTGCCCCTTGCCGAGGCGAATATCGAGTACGGCGACAACATCAAACGTGCATATACATACAAGGCGTTGAACCGCCTGATCCAGTCCAGCGCAGCGGACCAGACAAAAGCTGCCATGGCTGCGGTCTACAAGGAGAAGGAGAAGATCCCCCTCGTGCAGATCCACGACGAACTGGCCTTCTCTGTGGCAGACGCAAAAGAAGCCGAAGAACTGTGCAAGATCATGGAATCCGCCTACAAACTAGAGGTGCCAAGCCCCAGCGACATATCGCTAGGGCCGAACTGGGGAAACTTGACGAAGTTGGATAAGTCCGATAGTATCCCAGAATTAAAGGATGAATAGGCTATGAACCCGGAAAAATGGAAGTCAGTGGTAGTGCCGATTGAGAGCTACCACGTCTTAAAGAAGCTGGCTGAAAAAGAGCGCCGCACCTTGTCAGGGCAGTTTACGCTGATCTTGGAACAGGTTACCGGAAAACCTATTCCGCCGACAAAACAGGGGGCGTCCAAGAAATGATGACCGCAGTTTTCGCTACGGCAGTCTTTTACACTGCGGTTCTTATTTTCCAAGCACTGTAATGGGCAAGCGTTCCGACTTTGCGCGGAAAAAACGTGACTTCTACCCAACCCCGGTGAGTGCGGTAGAGCCCCTCATCCCACACCTACCCGAACGCTTTACATATATAGAGCCCTGCTCCGGTGACGGTGCTTTAATCCGGGCTCTGTCCAGTTTTGAGGGCGTGGCGCACGGCGGAAAGTTCTGCCCTATCCTAGAGTATGCAAGTGACATTTCACCTTCGTGGAAAGTAAAGCCACTGACCGCGATTGCTGGGCATGACGAAGAACGCCCTAATTGCGGACATGGGTTCAAAGCGTACATCCGTGATGTGTTCGACATTGAAGATGCCGACATGAACGTGGACTTCTTCATCACCAACCCACCCTGGAGCAGGGACGTCCTGCACCCGATGATTATGCACCTGTCGCTTATCTTGCCTACGTGGCTCTTGTTCGACGCCGACTGGATGCACACCAAGCAGGCCGCTCGATACTTGCCCTATTGCAAGCAGATTGTAAGCGTCGGACGTGTGAAGTGGATCCCGGACAGCCCGCATACAGGGAAAGATAACTGCGCGTGGTACCTGTTTGAAACCGACACCCGAGCGCCCGATGCGTCCGTAGACTTTCACGGCAGAGGGTGATAGCGTTGACCGACACCTCCCGAGACAGTGGTTTGTTGACTCCTTCCACTGTACCTGCGGCGATGAGTTTCACCCGAGACTTGTCGCCGCTTTTTATTTTGTGGGACTAAATGGCAAAACAAACCGCCTCTGCGTATAACAAGCCCACACGATCCCGCCGACGGAACAAACCTCATCCGTTGAACGGCAGGAAAAACCTAGGACCAAGGTCACCATGGCGCGGGATGAACAAGAAGAAGAGGGGGCAGGGTTAACCTGCTCTATCTGCGAATCGGACGTTGATCTTGAAGGCGAGGGCGGCATCGCCGGGAACTTTGGCATCTGCCCCGTCGCCTTCTGTGTCTGGTGCTACGCCTCCATCGTAGACATGGTCAGCCAAGGTTGTCTGCGCTGCTACGAGGACGACGAAGACCCACCTGTAATAAATTAGTTGACGGCCCCTTTTTTTGTGCCTAGTCTTATGGGACGAATCACATACAAGGGGAAGTCAATGTTCATTGGATCCAATTACGTCCTTACAGATTCGGCAGAGGGCCGAACGAGTTTGGGTTGGTTGCAAATCAAGGTTATGGAGCGTGTTCTGTCTCATGTCGTATCTCGCCCCCGGTCTGATACGACCGTCCGCTCATATCATTACACTTTAATGTGCCTCGTGGACGGTGGAGACAGTGCCGAGATTGACCAAGACGAATTTCAAAACGAAGTGATCGCTGGTTACTACCAACTAACCCCGGAGGAACTAACCCCGGAGGTGGTGACATGAACGAAGCACAGAGGTTCATCCAAGGCATGAACTGGTTGGGGCAGCAACTCGCCGCCCCTACCCCGACCGAGCGTCGTATAGCCCGGTGCGAAGAAGCACGGGACTCGGCCCACGATCCAGATATCAAGATCATCTGGGAAGGCAAAGCACGTCAACTGCGCGACCAACGCACAAAGGAGGCAAACTGATGAAGATTTTTAATTGGCTGTTTGGAAAAGGCTGGGACGCCCCTGCCGACGACGTTCCGCATGAGTTTCACGAGGTCTTGGACGACCGGAAGTTCCAGCCTGTCCCCAAATGGACCCACGCCGGGAAGGCAGGCAAAATGATCTACTGCCCCAAGTGCGGCGTTCCGGGACGGGTGTATAATTTTGCTTGGTCCGCGCTTGTCTGCAACGCTTGTGCCACAGTGATAGAGAAGTACGAGTGGCTCATGCCTGTGAAAAAGAGGAAGAAGTGATGCAGACGTTCCTGCCTTACAAGAGCATGGGCCGCTCAGTCCGCTGCCTCGATTACCGGCGGCTTGGCAAACAGCGCGTTGAGGCTTTCCAGATCCTCAATGCCCTAGCCGGTAAGTCCAAGGGCTGGACCAACCACCCCGCTACAAAGATGTGGCGGGGCTACGAGACGGCCCTCTCGTTCTACAAAGATTTGTGTATAGAAGAGTGGGTCCGGCGCGGCTATAATAATACGATGCAGAAAGAGACGTCCTATGGGCCCATCGTGATGCCCAAGTGGATGGGCCGTGAGGACATCCACGCCAGCCATCGCTCCAACCTCCTGAAGAAAGACCCAGAGTTCTACGGCAAGTATGGCTGGACGGAGGCCACGGACCTCGATTACCTCTGGCCGGTCCAATGAATAAGGAAAGGAGCGAGAGAGAACGTGTGATAACCCAGACTTGGATACAGGGTCTGATAACAGCTTCGCTGATAGCCGAGGACGCCTTTATCAGCATACAAACGAAGGACACGTCGAACAGCATGGATGTGGACGATTACCGCTCGGCCATACGAGAGATTGCCGGGGAGGCTTTAGAAGAAGTCCGAGAGGCCAAAGACATCCGAACACGTATCAGAGAGATTCCGCAATGACTTGGGCAATCAGAATATGCCTCGCGCTGGCGGCGTTGCTTGTAGCACTGCTCATAGGGCTGGTAGTGCCAATACCCGCCGCAGCCGGTGGGGGACTTTCCGCCGGTGACGACGAAGGCCGAATATGCTTGGCCGAGGCCATGTATTACGAGGCGCGGGACCAAGGATGGCGGGGAATGCTCGCCGTCGGCGTCGTCATACAGAACCGCGTCGATAACGCCAGGTATCCTATGGACATCTGTGGCGTCGTCCGACAAGGCAAGTACCGCAACGGTAACCCGGTCAAGCACAAGTGTCAGTTCAGCTACTATTGCGACGGCAAACCAGAGCGGCCAGCGGAGAAAGAGGCATGGACCACGGCCCAAGACCTCGCCACCCTTCTGACGACAACAGAGGTCGAAGTAGCAGGGCTTGAGGACGCCACCCACTACCACGCGGTCTGGGTTCAGCCCTCATGGTCCACGCACCTCGAAAAACGGCAGCAAATTGGGGGACATATCTTCTATGCACAAAGATAGAAGTTGCAAAGGTTGCGGCGGG